ACTTATTTATAATATACTAATTTTTAGTTTAATGTTTAAACATTTAATGTTTAATCTAATTCTTCTAATATATAACCTCCTTCTATATATTTTTTTACATCTTCTGGAGAAAGATCAGCCTCTACAGAACCTCCTTGCTTATAAGGTACAATTCGTTTTGTACCTTTTAAAACATCGTCAGGAAGTGTAATTTCCCACCAAGTATTTCCATATTCATCAGTTACTTCTCCAACTTTTGCATTAGGATACCTTTTTTTCAAGAACTTTTGTAAGGCTTCGTATCTTTCTACTATTTTATATCTAACAGGATCTAATAATTTCCAATAATCATCTTTACCTATTTTTTCAGGAGTGTCTTTATATTTCTTTAAATAGTTTGTTATTCTTTTACCTTCACTGTTTAGTGTTTTAATTTTATCAACCTCTTCTTCAGTAAAATATTTAGACTTAAATGTTTTTATCTTTTTAGTGCCTTCACCTGTAGAAACCTCTTCTGTAACATATTGCCATAAAGGTTCATCACTTGTAGCTATATCTACTATTTCATCAACAGTCAGTTTATTTGTTAAACCACCTGGCCACTCATTAAATAAGCCTACTAGGTTTATTTTGTCATCTTCTGTTAAATTTTTATTAGAAATAACAGCTCCAGCTTTATTAATATCTATATTATTATGAATTAATGCGCCAAAATTTACAACATCATATCCAGATTTTGGGACCTTGCTTATATTCTCTAAGGTATAATCTTTACGAGTATTATTGTAGCTTGAATAGTCTTGTATTCTATTAGCAGTGCTACCTGTTGGAAATCTTACTTTTTCATATTTACCTGTACTAGCTGCATAAGCTATAGTTTCTTCAACCATTCGCTCAAAATTATACCTTTGAAACAGTCTAGCATCTGGAGCAACCTCCATTTTTTTCCTAGTCGCTGCAATTTGATTTGCATTAAAAGATTCAGAAGTAGGGTCAATAGTAAAAAGAGACCTACCTAATGCATCTTCTACACGGTTAATAACTGTCTGTAAGTCTACATCTTGATACTTTGTTTTCATTCCATCAGGCAGTTGATCCTTAAATGAATCTCGTATATAGTCAATATCCTTTTGTAATTCTTCATACTTTGTCTTAGCTGCAGCTCTTTCATTTCTGAGCCCAAAATATATATCATCAAGCACATCATTATACTGCTCACTATAATCCCACATAAACCCATATCCTTCCTCACCTTTTGTTCCTTTTACCCAATAATTTCTTCCAGTACTATCTTTTTCCCGGGTCCAACCATCCTTATTAAGTAGTTCCTCCCTATCAGCTAATCCTGCATCCGACAGTGGTCCTTGTGGTCCCTTATACATTGCACTAATGTCATTATTAGCTTGCTTCATGATTTCTACAAATTCATTTACGGCTAACTCGTCCCTCAGCCTTGCTGCTGAAGTTTGTTTTCTACCTCTGGGCTGTTGACTAAACTCAGATTGAATCTGATTTGAGAATAATGTCTTAGGAACATTAGCTCTTTCAAAAGTATAAACACGTCCTAATGTCTTATCATCTGCACCATGAGCATCTACTCCAAAAGGAAGTTTGTCTTTATTGTTAAAAACTAACTGTCTAGGATTCTTGGTATAATTTTTACCGCTTTTTTCAAGGTTTATATCCCAACCTGTCCAATCATTATTTCTAGGTCTACCAATGCTTCTCTGTATTTTTTTTTCATTAATTGTAAAAAGCTTCTTCTTATCATCTAATTTTGACTTGAGTATATCATATTTATATTCTTCTGCATATAGTTTTTTTCCTGGATCATTATACTTATCTCGTAAACTCAACCAAACTGGATCACGCTCAAGTATCTCATCTATATTATTTACGTTCACTCCAGGATTAGTCTCAACAATCTTTCTTTCATAATTCTGTACTTCATATTGTATTTCATCTATCTCAGAGTTAAGGTCTTTGATTCTTGATTCTGATTGACCTATTTGATATTCTAAATCTTCAATCTCAGAATTTATCTGGTTAAGATCTTCAATATCATAGTTCATCATACCTGGATCATACTCATTATTAGCAACAAAATCACTCATGCCTGTTTTATATCCACCATAGAGAGGGTTTCCAGTTGTATGTTGCACTTCTATATTAAGTGGTATAATTGTAGAATTTGCTACATCATTTAATTCATCAAAACTAATTTCTGCAGGTATAGTACCATCATAACGATTTTCTAATTCCTTTTTTATTCTAGATACTTTTAGTGAAGAAGCAGACTCATCCTTTTCCATTATTTTAAATGCTTTTTCTGTAGATACATTTCCCTCACTATTTTTTAAGTCTGCAATTTTTCCATTTTCTTCAAGTGTCTTAAATGATCTTTTTGCTTTAGGTTTAAAGGTTTTTGTAAAATCATCATAAATATATCCATCTTTTTCCCAGGTTTTCATAAATTGACCCGCATCCTTTGGTGCAACAACACCCGTGTGATAATCAGTATTAAATACTATGGATCCATCAGGATTATTTGTAGCATGATGCATTGGACTTGCTTCTGTTTTTTGTGCCGGAACTGAAGGTGTCGGCTCTATAATTTTAGCACTAGGTATAACAGGAGAAGTTATGTTAGGAACAGATAAAGATTTTGTATTTGATAATAAAGGACCTGGGGCATTAACAACAGTAGACGTACTTTTCATTTGTTGTTGCAAAGGTTTAGTTGCAATAGCCCACTGACCTGAACCCGTTGTTCCTTGAACTAAAGGTTTATAATTTGTTAAATTATACTCACTAGCTCCTAATCCAATGTCAATATTCCCTTTATAGTTTTTATAACGGAATGTAAATGGAAGATTACTTTTATTTAAAAACTTCATAGAAGAAGTTCCTTTACCTAAACCATGTATATATCTACCTGCCTTAAAAGTGTTACTATATAAACCAGTACCTATTGGTAATGTACCCACAAAAAGTCCATCATAAAAACCTTGACCAAGTTCTATATCATCTAAAGTCTTACCTGTAAATGCTACCTCTGTAAGATCTTTAACTCCTTTTCCAAATTCTTTTGCAGTTTTTCCAGGTTCCTCAAATGCTCTAATAATACTTGCTCCACCAATTTCAGGAATCACTCTAAGTTGAGTTTGCAAAGTTTGACGTTTTTCTTCAGTACCTAAATCAGATAAAAGTTTCCAATAGCCTGGAAACTCTTCTTTAGTTGTAGCAGGATCAAACCTTGCCCAGTTATTTTCTTTATAATCATCTGCAAAGTATCTAGTAGCCATAGACTTATCTGAATATCTTCCTTTCTTATTTTTAAGATCTTTTCTTGCTTGTAGATATTGTTTATACTGTAAGTCCTCATATTCTTTATCCTTATATTCCTTTATGAGACTTTGATATTTATCTATATACTTTTTCCAGTCTTCATCATTATAACCCATGGGTAAGTCACCATAACCTCTTAATCCAGCTATAACATGATTCATCATTTCAGCTTGCTCTCTTCTAGCTTTCCATTTTTTAAAAAGACCTTTTTTATTCTTTCCTCCTGCAATATCTGAAGTTGGTAGATCCATGAAATATCTCATGTCAGGAGCCTGTTTACCAGATAAGATTGCTTCTTGTTCCTCATTTACATTAGGTGTATCAGGATCATCAAAAATATAATTTGGATTTAGAATTTTTTTATAACCGGATGTTGCTAAATTATACTTACCTTCTGGAATGTCTCTAAAAACATAATCTTTATATACATCATCCATGGTAGCTTTGATAAACTTTTTAAATCTTCGTCTATCTGCCCATGTTTCTTTATCTGGACTTTTAGTTTGTACTATTTTAGCTGATGTAGGTTGTTGATTTGCAGCTTGAAGGGACTTATAAAATTCTTCTAATCTTTGCTCCATAGTTACTGGTGTACCATCAGGGTTCCATTCATAGTAGCTACCGGACTCAGCCCAATCATCTAAAAACTTATTAAAAGCTTTTCTTTTATCTCTAGGAACTTGAACACCTGATTGAGCTTGTGGTAATGCACCTCCTTTATATTTTTTAGGTAATGCTTCTTCTTGTTTTTTTGCAAAATACCTGTTAATCCAATCTACTGTAAACTGATTTCTTCGACCCAAAGGTTTGCCACCTGAAGTTCTAACATGTTCCTTAAGCATTAAGTCTACATCATTGTTTACTACACCTTTTGCAAAGTTTGGAAATTCTTCTATGCCTCCAGCTACATTATATTGATAATCAGTTAATATTATTTGTTGAGGAACAGAAAGGTTTTCAAAAGTACCTTTTCCATATGTTTTGTTTATATAGTTAGATGCATATTTCTTTTTCTCCTCGAAAATTTTTCTCATCATGGTATTCATTTCTTCAGTAGTTATACCTTTATACCAATCACGTTTCTTGGATAAACCTGACAATTTTATTCCAGGTCCTATATCATATCCTCCACCTTCTTCTGGAGCTGGATAAGGTTTCCATAATTCAGTTATAGGGTCCCACCCAACTTTAGCCGCATTTTCTTGGGAGCGCAGTTGATTAAAATAATCATTATATATTTCTTTTTCTTTAGCAACCTTAGCAGCTTTTATCATTTTACCGAATAAACCAGTTCCTGCTTTTTTTGCAACCTTTGTTGCAGGTTTTGCTACAGCTTTTTTCTTAGGAATATTTATTACTTGACCTATAGAAAGATTGCCATAACTAATTCCTGGATTTGCAGCTCTTAACTCAGAAGGATTAAAACCATTATCATATGCTATATCGTCAAAAGTATCTCCAGATTTTACACTATAACTTGTACCTCCTCCATCTTGAAAACGTCTGGGTAATCCAACTATTTGATACTTCTTCATGTTAAATCTCTTTTAATGTATAACCTAATTTTTCTAATTGTTCCTTAGCAGCTTTATCTATATTTACTATATCTCCTAACTCATGATTTACAGAACCGCCTTCCTCTCTTTTTCTTCTTTTTCCTTTGCTTTGTAATCTTCTATTTAAAGTTTTACTCTTATTTTTTTTCTTTTTTCTTTTTAATCTTCTTAACCTTCTTTTTTCTTGCCTTAGTTCTTTAGGTGTAGACATATCTAAATCATCATCTTCATATTCTATCTCAGATAACTTTAAGTTAGATTGCGGAATAGGAATAGGTTCAATGTTAAGACTTAAGTCTAAATCATTTAATTGACGCACTGACTCTTTTAATTCATTAGCCGAGTTATTAAAAGTCTCTTTAGCTTTATAACTAGGTAAATCTTCAGGTTTAGGATTTCTTTTATATTTATCATAATATTTAGCAGCATATATAAAATCTTGTAATGTAGGATACATGTCTTTATCTACATTTTTGTACGCTTCTTTATATGTTGGTTTTATTTCTTTCTCTATTCTTGTTAAAGTTTTAGTAACAAATTTAGGAGGTGTGGGTTTTTTATAAAGAGGTCCTAAACTGTAGTCTCCATCATATATATGACTCCAGTATCCTATTGGCTTAACTTTTGCTCCCCATAAACCTGTTCCCTTTAAACGGTTCCCCATGTTTATAAAATTAAGATATGCATCTATATCTTCTTTTGGAGTATTACCTGGAAAAGCATAATCATATATAAATCCTTTCTTACCTATATAATCAGGTGGATCTTCAAGATTAAAAGGGACTTTATTAGAATAAGTTTCATCCATGCTTTTCATTCTCGCCTTAAACATACCCTCATCCATATTTCCAAGACCAAAGGGAAATCCAGTACTAGCATAAATACTAAGACCATGATTATATGCATCTAAACTATCTTGATAAGCTTGCATTGCTTTTCCATCTTGAGCTTTAGGAAGTTCTATAGTATTATGAGGACGCTCACCTTTCTTATATCTTACTTTCTTTGTTGAAGCATTTTCAATAAGTTTTCCATTTTTACGTCTAATATTTTTATATGATTTAATACTTCCATCTTTATATCTACGTGTAACTTCTCTT